TAATGATACGGCGACCACCGAGATCTACACTCTTTCCCTACACGACGCTCTTCCGATCTCGGGTCGCGGGCCGCTGCGGGGCGCACCGTCTACAGGCCCCATCGGGAGCACGGCTCCACGGGTCCACGGTTCCACGGGCATGGGAAAGGCCCTCCGCCGGGAGAGGCTGGCGAAGGGCCTTTCCCATGCCCGGAACCCGTCGTCGTAACGTCTCCTTCGATCCTCACGCATACGAAAGAACCGCACCTCCGATCATCGAATCTGAATTTCTTCAGTCCAACAATCGGGGTGTGGTTCAGCTTCGGCCGAGAGGGAGGACGTCACCTTGCAGCCGGTGCAAAAGAAAAGGCCGGGCGGGGAATCCGCTCCCCTGCCCGGCCTTTCTACTGGCCTACCGTGGCTTTACTTCCTGTGCCGCGCGGTCTCGGTTTGGTTTCCGCGACGGCGGAACAGCATCAATCCCACTCCCAAGAGCGTGAACGCGGCCAACGCCACGGTGGGCGCGGATACGCCGGTCTTGGCGAGTTGGCGAATCGTCTTCACGATGGCCGGGGTCGCCGGTGGAATGTAGGAGTTGGTGAACTCGGGTCGGGTTCCGGTGGTTGTGACCATGCCGGGGGTCGTGGACGGACCGTCCCCGACGGCATCCCCCTTGGTCTTGTCGGTCGGTGTGGCGAGCATGGCGCTGGAATCCTTCGTCTTCCCGTCCGTCGGATCATATTCGACCTTGGCGGTCAGATTGCCTTGCAGGTCGTCGCCCACGGTGACGGTCACGTGGTGTTCCGTCCTGTCGTAGGTGACGTTCTTCTCGCCGGTGTTCCTTTCCCGAATCACGTACCGGTGTTCGCCGCAATCGTCGATGCCGTTGTTGTCACGACTGTAGGTGAGCGGTTTGAACCGGATGTCGCCGTCCTTGTCGTTCCGTTCGGTGTCGATGACCTTGCCGTCCTTGTCCACGAGTTCGAACTCGAATTCGTCGGCCTTCAGCCCGCGTCCGGTCAGGTTCTTCCTGGCCGCGAGTTCGACCACGACGTTCCCCGGACGGTACGTGTTGCGGAAGAGGATGCCTTCCTCGCCGCCCTCGCCGTTGGAGTAGGAGACGGCGGCGACGAGCCGATGGGTCTTCGCGTCCTCGGTGACGGTGACGGTGACGGTGTGGACGGTCCTGTCGTAGGTGACGCCGCCCAGATTGCCGTCCTGTTCGGTCACGGTGTACGTGTACACGCCGGCCCGGTCGAACGTGAGCTTGTCGAATTCGAGGGTTCCTTCCCCTTCGCGGGCGGTCGTCGCCTTGTCGGATTGCGCGTCGCGTGGAACGCGGGCGAACCGTTTGGTCTGGAGGAGGTTGCCGTCGGAATCCTTCAATTCGGCGGTGAACTCGCCATCGTTCAAATCACGTCCGGTCAGACGCTTGTCCGCCTTCACGGTCACGCCGACGGGTGTCGGCGTGTACGTGTTGTCGAAGCGGATGTCGTTGGTCTGACGGTCGGCGGAGGCCGTGAGCATGCCGCCTTGGTCGGTGACGGTGACGGTCACATCATAGGCTTGGGTGGAATATCCGATGGTCGAATCATGGCCGGCCTGTTCGGTGACGGTGTACACGTAGGTTCCGGGCTTGCGGTAGTCCATTCGTCCGAACGTGAAACCGGTGCCGGTGTTGGTGACGGTCTTCACGCCGTCCTTCGACCCCTCGGGCATCGGCGCACCGTCATGCGAGGTGAGTTTGAACGTGAACTCGCCATCCTGCGGGATGCGGTTGGTCGCCGTATCCGTGTTGATGATGGTTTTCACGCCGCCAAGCGTGTAGCCGACGCCTTTCGGATTGTACGTGTTGTCGAATCGGATGCCGTTCGCGGTCTTGCCGTCCGAACGGGTGATGGTCTTATCGACGATCTTCAACCGTCCGGCATGGCCGACGTCCTTGACCGTGTAGGTGATGGTGGTGACGGTGCCGTCCTTGGTGATGCCGGGGACGGTGGTGTCCCGTTCCGAAACGGTGTACACGTAGGTTCCGGGCAACGGGAACGACAGTTGGTCGAACCTGATGTTGCCTTGAGCGTCGTTGGCCTTCGTCTGGTCGGCTTCAGCCGTGACGCCGTTGGGTGCGGTTACGCGGTGGAGCGCGAACGTGAAATCATCGCCCTTGAGCTTATAGTGGTTGCCTTCGGAGGCGGTGACGGTCTTCGCCGCGTCCGGCGTGTCCGTGGCGGGCTGTGCCTTGTACGAGTTGGTGAACTCGGGCACGGCCTCTCCCCCATCATATTTCACGTCGGCCAGTAATTGTCCTTCGCCGTTGTCGGTGACGGTGACTTTCACATGATGTTTCGTAGCATCATAGGTGATGCCGCCCTTGTCGCCTTGGACTTCGCTGAGCGTGTAGTCGTACACTCCCGTCTTCGTGTAGGAGATGGTGTCGAACAGGATGTTGCCTTGCTGGTCGTTGGTTTTCACCGTTCCAGCCTGACCGCCTGTCTTGTCCTCGACGCATTTGAACTCGTATTGTCCGGCTTGCAGTTGGATGCCTGTATGGTCGGGGTCGTTGAGGGTCTTGTGCGCACGGAATTGCACGCTGACCGGCTTCGCGTGATACGTGTTCGTGAACGTGGTCGGATAGGCCGCGTTCGTTCTGGTTTGGGTTTTCAACTGTCCGGTCAAATCGTCGGTGACGGTGATTTGCCACAAGCCCATGTGGGAATCGTAGTTGACGCCGCCCGCCGACTGGCGGATTTCACGCGCCGTATAGGTGAACGTGCGTGTCCGTGCGCCGTTCAACTGTTGGGCGGTGAACGTCAACGGTTGGAATCGGATGGTACCGTCCCGGTCCGCGTTGACGGTCTGCACGGGCACGCCGACCGCCCGCTCGTTGTCGAACAGTTGGAATTGGAAGTCGGTGAGCTTCGCGTGGCTGGCGTCCGCGTTGTCGAACGTCTTGCGGGCGGTCAGGTCCACGGTCACGTCCTTCGGCTGGTACGTGTTGCGGAACACCGGCGCGTCCGGCGTGTTGTCGTAGGTGACGGCGGCGTTCAACCGTCCGTGCCCGTCGTCGGTGACGTTCACGCGCATGACGTGCACGGTCCGGTCGTATTTGATGCCGGCGAGACCGCCCGGCTTCTCCACGATGCGGTACTCGTGTTCGCCGACCGTCGTGTAGTCGAGCCTGTCGAACCTGACGAGACCGTCCGCGTCGTTGGTCTTGGATTGGAGACGTCGGCCGTCCGCGTCCTGCAATTCGAACGTGAACTCGCCCGCGTCCAGCAGTCGGAGCGTGCCGGACGGGTTGTCGAGCGTCTTGCGGGCCAGTGGCGTGACGGACGCGGGACGGCTGGAGTACGAGTTCACGAACCGTGCTCCCGTCCCGGCGGGCGTGTCCACCGTCGCGCGCAGCTGTCCGCTGTTGTCGTCCGTGACGGTCACGGTCCACACGGCGACATGCGTGTCGTATCCGACGCCCGGCGCGCCCGTGTCGCGTTCGCGCACGGAATAGCGGAACACGGCCCTGTCCCGGCCGTTCAGTCTCGCCTTGGTGAACAGGAGCGGGGCGAACTCGACCCTGCCGTCCGCCGTCGCGTTCACGGTTTGGATGGGCGTGCCGGTCGCCTTGTCGTTCGCGTACAAATCGAACTGGAAGTCGGTTATCTTCGTGGCCGACCTGTCCGCGTCCGTGAACAGTTTGCTCGCCGTGATGCGCGCCTGCGTGTCCTTCGGCGCGTACGTGTTCGTGAACTGGATGGCGTCGGATTGCACGCCGTCGCACGCCGTGTTGGCGGTGATGCGACGGGTGAACGTGGTCAGATCGTCTTGGACGGTGACGGTCAGGACCCACGTGCGGTCGTCGTAGGCGATGCCCGGGTTGTCGCCCCTGCGTTCCCGGACCTGATACCGGTAGACGCCTTCCTTGGCGAAAGCGCTGGAGTTGATCTGGAGCGTCTGCGTCCTGTTGTCGGCGAACGTGATGGACGCGGGCACCGCGTTCGCGGGCGCGCCGTCCAACGCGGTGATGTCCGCGACGTACCTGTCCCTGTCGGTCCAAGCGCCGTTCGGACGCCCGTCCAATACCTTGACCGCTTTGAACGTGGCGGGCGTGGCGAGCATGAGCGTGCCGCTCATGCCGTGGTCCTCGTTCGGGTCCTCGTACACGGCGGACGTCATCTCGTCCAACGCGGGGAACGGTTTCAGCGTGATGACGCCGGCGACCATGTCTCCGTGCGAATCGTTCTCCTGATCGCTGTCGGAGTCGGTCGCCTCGGACGCTTCCTTCGCGTTCTTGACGGTGACGTTCTGTCCGTGCCAGGCGGTGCCGGTTTTCGGTGTGAACCTGAGCTTGAACCCGGAGCCTGCCGGAATGGAACCGATTTCGTAGTGGCCGTTCCTGTCGGTTGTGGTGGTGCAGGGTTTGCCGTTCACACTGGTGACGGTCCTGCCGTTCGCGTCCACCAGCGTGACGTTCACGTCGGGGAGGAGACGGTCAGAATCCTGTCGGATGCCGTCATGATTGGTGTCGAACCATGCGACGCCGTTGACCTTGCGTTCCACGATCTGCGTGACCGCGTCCACCTTGTTGTCGCCGTCCGCCCAACGGTTCACGTACGCGTCCGCCGCCTTGTTGCCCGTGGGTTTGAACGCGAGGCTGAAATCGTAGCGGGCGTTCGCGGGCAGCCTGTCCGAGGTGAACGCCCAGGCGACGGGCCTGTCATGTCCGTCGGGGATGGTCACCTTGCCTGTGGTCGCATTCACCGTGGCTTCGGTCCATTGTTGGACCTGTTCGCGGGTTATCTTCGTCGCGTCCGCGTTGCGCCACTTCTGGTCGGTGGTGAAGTAGACTTTGACACCGTTCATGCTCGCACCCGCACCCGCCTTGACGGTGAGTCCGGTCAGAGTGTAGTCGCCGTGATAGTTGGACTGGTTCAAGCCCCTGTAAGGCATGATGTTCACCGCATACGGATTGGTTTTCTCGTTCTTGGAGAAGTTACCCAGCATGTTCCTGTATCCCAATGGGCGTTCGATGTCGTTCAGCAGCGGGTCGGCACGGGTCGCCAACGCGGTCGCGCGCGTGCGAGACACGCGAATCGTGTAGTCGGCGGTCTGCCCCAACATGGATCTGGGCTCTCCCATGGCGCGTTTGGAGCGAATCTCCACATGGTTCGTGTACTGCTGGTTGTTCTTCGCGTCGTTGTCGGGGTCGGACGCGTCGCCTATCATGGTCGTGAAATGCAGCCGTGTTTTCGTCGAGGAGTCAGCCTTCGCGCCGTTCACGACGTATTCGAGGGTGGTCGTGCCATCCTTGTTCCTGCTGATTTTCGGCGTGATTGACTGGCCTCCGGTCACGGTTCCGCGTTGCTGCCCATGGTCATGTTCGGCGTAGGTCCCGCCCACGTAGCTGGAGCCGTCAACGTAGGTCAATCCGGCGGGCAGGGTGTCCTTGATGTGGTAGTCGGTCACGTAGCCCCCGCCCGTGCTTGAGGCTTGGGTTTCGGCGCTTGCGGTGACGACCCAGTCAACGTAGCGTTGCTCCTTGTCCAAATCGTAGACGGTTTTGGCGGATGTCCCGTCGTCACCGCTCTGCGCGGTGCTTTTCCCGACATGCGGCTGCTCTCCGACGACGTACAGGGTGTCGCCTTTCACATTTCCGGCGGTGTCGCCTCCTTGGTAGGACCCGTCTTCGGAGAACGTCGCCTTCACGTAGTTCTTGCCGTCAACATGCAGGTTGGCGTTACCGTATTTCCCGACGAAATCCCGGTAGCGCAGGCGTCCAACCTTGGAGACGAACGACACCCATGGGGCGATGTCGTCGCTGTTGGCGTCAAGCCCGTTCGCCTTAGCGAGTTTCGCGCGCGTCCAGAAGTCAACCTGTCCGGTGATTTGGGCGGTTCGTCCGACCGCCGTGTCCTTGATTCTGACCGGGAGGGTCAGTCCGGAGGCAACCCTTTGCCCCAAGGTGGTTCGCGTCGAATCCCAGACCCGGGTGTCGCAGACGGTCGCGGCGAGCACCAGCCCATGTTTCGACGCCTCGGCGTAGGTGTCGTACCAGTCGAAGTCCTCGTAGGACGCCTTGGCTTGGCTCTTGTCGTCGGGGAAGTTCCCTCCGTCCGGTCTGACGCCCCAGATGACGGGTGCGGACGAGTTGCCGTCTATCGTGTCGGAACCGGACCATCGCGCACCCCACGTGCTCACGGTTATTTTGACCATGTAAGGTTTCGAGGGGTTGTTATCGGCGGCCAGCGGAGTCATCACGGTCGGGTCCCATTTCATGAGATGGTAGCCTATGACTCGACCGTCACCGACTGTGCCCAAATTGTTTTCGGTGCTGCTCATGATGCCGATGGACTTACCGGCCAACACGCGGTCGCTGCCCTGCTTACGTTCGGGGTCCTGCCACCGTCCAGTGGTGGAAGCGTCCTGTCGGCCGCAATCGGTCGAAGCGCAGGACGTATAATACAGGGATTGATTGAACTCGCCGGGCAGCAGTACGGCATAGTCGAAGGTGGTGGAATCGTCGTTGGTGACGGTCTGGTTGCCGTTGTCCTTCGAAGAGGGCAGCGAGTACCCGGATTCCGTGTCCGCCGTCAGTGAATAGTCGTACGCGCTGACGATTCCCGTTTGATCTTTGCCATAATACTGCGCGGCCGTTTTGCCGTCACGCGTGGTGGGGAGGATGAAAACGAAGTTGTCCACATGCAACGGTGCGACCTGCTGCACGGTTCCCGTCGAATCCATGTAATCGGTCGAACAAACACCTTTGTCGTCCCAATTGTTCCTACAGGGGTAGTTCGCCGCATCGTATCCGTCGAAGGAGACCTCGATGGTGGTCCCGTCATCATCCGTGGTCCCCTCATCATAGGAGACGTCGCCGTCCAGCACATTGTTCTCGTTGACGGCACCGGCTGTGGTGGAAAACGGGAACCACCAGGTAGAGTGGTCGAAGGAGTCCACCGCTCTTACATGAGATGAACTATAGTCGTCGTGGAGCCTGTCCCAAAGCAGGGGTTGCCATTTCCTCTCGCCCGCGTGCTTCGTATGATCGGCGTCGTCATCACGGAACACGTTCTTAACGTGAAGCTTGTACGAGATTCTCCCCCTCGGAGCCTCGATGCCCTTCAACCCCTTGGAACGGTCCGGCCAACGCATCGACACCATCGCTCCGACGTGGAGCTGACGGCCCGACACCTTGCCTTGGGTCTTGTTGGGCGCGGACGCGTCGCCCGTGCCGAAATCATAGACCCCGCCCCCCACGGTGTAGGTCTTCAGACTCACGTTCAGGTTGAGTTTCGCGCTGACGGTCACGTCGGCGGGCGTGTCCTCGGCTCGTTTGTGCGTGCCCGTGTTCGTCGGGTTCGAGGCGTCCCATGCGGGCCACGCCTTCACGGTCGGGTGGAACCGGTAGCCGTGGGGCGCGCCCTTGACGGCGACCGACAGGCCGATGGAACCGGTGCCGGGGTTCACGGTCGGCGACTGGCTGGTCGGCTCCAACAGACGGTAGCAGGTGTACACCTGCGTGACGGTCCCGTCGATGGTTTCCGTGGTGAGTTTCGGCTCGTAGCCGGGCGTATGGTCCACCCAGCCCATCTTCTCCGCGTCGAACGTGACCTTGTCCTTCGGGTAGGGCAGTTCGAACCGGAAGCCGACGCGCGTGCGCCGATAGTAGTCCATGGTCGAGTCGGGGGTGAGCGTGTACTCGTAGTCGTAGGTCACCGTGTCGTAGGAGCGGACGATGTCGTTGGTTTCGTCCTTGTCGTCGCCGCGTTCGTTGTCCTTGTCGAACGGCGCGGTGCCGGTGATGCGGTCGGTGAGTCTGAGCCTGCTCACGGCGGCGCTGTCCGTGTCGAGCATGTCGTGGATGGTCACGTCCGGCGCGGCCTGACCCGCGTCCGCCTGCGGAGCGGATTGCGCGGGCGCACCGGTGTCGGATTGTTTGTCCGCCCCGGTTCCGGCCTCGTCGCCGGAACCGGGGTCGGGTTTCGTCGCGGCCTCGTCGCCGCCTGTGGTCGTCTTGTCGGGTTCGGCTTGGATTCGCGTGGACGTGTCCATGGTCGTATCGTCCGCATACGCGGCGGACACGGCCGACGCGCCTGAGCCGAACAGCGTCGCGGTCGCGAGTATGAGCGCGGCGACCTTTCTCAGACCGGGTTTCATCGCTTTTCGGTTCCTTTCGGGGATGTGCCGTGACAAGTGGAGGGAAGTATGAATACGGCTGTTTTAATGGTGTGCCCGGCTCACGCCGTCCGACCGTCTCCGGTCAGGTGACGGTGATTCGTCGGGGAGGACGAAGTCTGTGGTTCATTCGGGCATGTGAAGTCAATGGAGGGCGTTCCGGCCGCCATCGGACGACGAGGCCGGAACGCCACGGGGTCACTTGCCCGCGTTCGCGGCCGTGTGGCGGCCGGAACCCTGTGCGCGGTGGCGCTTGCGGAACACGAGCAGGGAGCCGCCGGCGAGCAGCACCGCCAGGGCGCCGCCGGCAAGGCCGAGCACGGCCGTGCCGGTGAAGGCCAACGACTTGGCACGGTATCCGTTCCAGTCGTCGGTGTTGCTGGTGACCTGGGTGTCGGCGCACAGCTGCTTGCCGTCGATCTCGGTCACGTCGCCGGTGGAATATTCCGGATCGGTGTCTTCGCCGCCGTCGGTCTTGTCGTTGAACGGGTCGCCGTTGGACGGCGCGCATTCCACGAGCGGGGTGCCGGTGACGATGGCGCGGTCCGTGTGGGTGTCGCCTTCCCCGACGCCCTTGAGCGTGCCGGTCACGCTGACCGACTCGCCCGGCTTGAGCACCAGGGTGCCCCAGTTGTCGGGATAGGCGAGCGAATCCATGTCCACGTGCGCGTCGCCGACGATGGTGGAGTCGGCGAGGTCCAGGTCGCTTGCCTTGAACCATGCGCCGTCACCGGTGGCCGGGTCGGTCTTGGAGGTGTTCGTGATGATGAACGTGATGCCGATGCTGTCGGCGTCCATCTTCAGCGCCTGCTTCGGGTCGTCGCGGTCCGCCCGCTCCTGGCCTTCCTGCTTGAGGGTCGGGGTATCGACCTTCTCCAGGTGGATGCTCGGGGTCATGTCCGGGGTCTTGGTGACGACCTTGTTGGATTCGCGCGGCTGGCCGTTGATGGTCTCGGTCCACGTGTTGGGCACCTCGTCGGCCACGGCGATGCGCTTGCACTGGAGGTAGAGCACCCAGCCGGCCTCGTGCTCGTTGTCGGCGCTCACCAGGTCGAGGTAGGCCTGGGTCGCGTTGACCGTGACCTTGCCGTTGTCGTCGGCGTCCACGGTGAACAGGTTGCCGCCGAACTTCGAGGAGTCGAAGCCGCTGCCCGCGATCTTCTCGCCCCTGGCCGCGAGCACCTGGCCGTCCCTGTACAAATCACGCGAGGCGTAGACGGCCCAGTTGCCCAGGTACTGGTCGTACTCGGTGGTCAGCTGGTCCGTGCCGCCCCAGTCCGTGACGGTCTGGTAGGCGCGGTCCGGGGGCAGGATGCTGGAATCCAGTCGGTAGAGGAACGTGTGGTTCAGATACACGCTCTTGCCGGCGATGCTGTCGCCGCCGACCTGCACGGTCACGTCCTTGGTCGGGTTGATCTCCTTCAGCGGGTTGGTGACGGTGTTGGTCTTGTCGCGCTTGTCGTTCGTGACCTGCGTGGCGGTGTTCTCCACCGTGTGGCCGTCCTTGACCTTGGTGACGGTCATCGGCATGACCACCTGGTAGGTGTGGCCCAGCAGCGACTGGTCGATGCTCGGGTCCTTCAGCGGGTCGTAATCCTTGTCGGACTTCTCGCTGTACGCCTTCAGGTCGGCGGGCTGCGGGTCGCCCTTCACGGTCTCGCCGGTCGCGGGGATCTGGGTGTCCACGGTTTTGGCGAAGGCGTAGAGCACCCCGTCCTTGTCCTGGATGTTGAACTCGCCGGTGCGGTCCCTGCCGGTCTCGTCAAGGATCTCCACGTGCTTCGCGTCGAGGGTCAGGTACTCCTGGTCGTAGTCGTCCGTCATGCCCAAGCGCCATACCTTGTAGGCGGTGTCGGTGAGCCTGGAGGCGTCGATGCTGACGCGGTAGTACACCTTGTCGCCCAGCAGCGCGGTCTTGCCGTCGATGTTGATGGTCGGGTCCTTCTGCGTGTCCTGCTTGGAGGGCTTGATCGTAGGCGGCTCGTTCTCGACCTTGTTGGACGGGGTGACGCCGTTGTTGACGGTCAGCGCGGCCTTGTTGCCGACGGTCTTGTCGGTCGGCGCGTCCTCGTTCACCTTGGCCTCGAAGCGCAGCAGCACGCGCGGGTTGGAGCCGGCCTTCCAGTTGGCGGCGACCCAGTCCTTGGCGAACGTGGCCTCGAACGAGTGGTTGGCTTCGTCCCACTGCACCTTGTAGGCGCTCTTCGGGATGATGCCGCCGGTTCCCAGGTCGGTGATCTCCAGGGTCTGCCTGTTCGCGGTGGTGTACTCGGAATAGGTGTCGCTCAGCTTGATGGCGGTCACCGAATATGCCTGGTCCGCAGGGATCTTCGGGTCCACGCGCACGGTGTATTCCACGGTCTGGCCGGGGAACACGGTCTTGGTGTCGATGCTGGACTGGTCGCCGCCCTGGGAGGATTCGGCGATGACCTGCTTGTGGATCGGGGGCACGGTCACGCAGATCTTCGGCGTGTTGGTGTCCACCGTGCTGCCGCCGACCGTCTGGCCGCCCTTGTTGTCGAGGTCGCCGCCCTTCGGGCCCGCGCACGTGTTGAGCTCGTCGCCCTCGGACTTGCCGTGGGATTCGAGCAGCTTCACGGTGTCGAAGTTCACGTCGAACGGGATCACGACGCTGATCTGCTTCGCGGTCTTCAGATCCTTCTGCGCGGCCTCGTAGGAGTCCTTCGCGCTGACCGTGACCTTGGTGCCCTCGGCGGTGATGTCGAACTGGTCGGTCACGTCCCTGCCGGTCTTGTTCAGGTCGTTGACGCTGGCGTTGGCCTCGTCGGTGGTGTCCTGCTCGTAGACCTTGATGTTGGAGGTGTCCTTCAGGTCGAGGATGCTATCGACGTTGGCGAAGTCGTCGGTCCACGCGATCTCGGGCACGCGGCCCAATCCGGTGGGCAGGGTGCCGGAGATGACCGCCGCCACCTCGTCGCCGAGACGGTAGTACTTGTCGTCGCCGCCCACCTTGTCGCTCTTGGTCGGATCGACGGTCAGCCGCCACTTGCCGTCAGCCTTCATGGCCCACGCCTTGTTGGGGTTGGGCGTCCACACGAACACCGGCGGCTCGTTGGTCGGTCGGGTCTCGTTGTTCCACTTCTCGTACGCCTTGTTGGTCAATTGGATCTTCTTGCCCTCGGTGGCACCCTTTTTGATGGTGCCCGTCAGGTAGAACCTGACCTTGCTCGCGCTGTTCCTGAACATCGTCTTCGCGATGTAGGCGGACTTCGCGGTGGCGGTCGCGGTCCCGGCCTTCCGGTCGATCGCGATGGTGAAGTTCGCGGTCTCGTCCTTGCCGTCAACGAACACCTTGCCGGACTTCCAGTCGATCCACTGGTTCGAACCGGTCAGATCATCGGTGATGGAATAGGATGCCAGCGGGTTGAGCAGGTGCGCGGGGATGCTGCCGTTGACGACCACGCCCACCTGGTCGCCCACGAGGAACGTCTTCTGATCGACGCCCTGCTGGTTGGTCCATTTCTTGTCCTCGGCCACGAGAGCGCCGGACTCGTCCAGCACCCACACCTTGTCCGGGGCCGGCGTGACCTTGCCCACGCTGTCGCTGTTGCCGGTCTGGCAGTCGGCCAGGCTGCCGGTGCCGTTGTCTCCGTTCCAGCACGCCACGGAACCGTCGTTGATCTTGTAGTCGCCGCCGGTGGGCTTGGCCGACTGTGGCACGTTCAGCGTGTAGAGGCCGGAATGCGGGGCGGTGGCGTGCGCCTTGACCACGCGCTTGCCATCGATGGAATCGTCGATGGAAATGTCCGCCGGCACGATGTTGCCGTGCGCGTCGGTCACGGTCACCTTGCTCACGTCGTCCTGCTCGGTGCCGCCGATCACCACGTCCCTGGTGTCGATCGTGTCGTAGATCCAGAACTTGCCGGAGGCGTTGGAATGCGCCTTGATGTGCGCCGTGTACAGCGAGCCGGACGCGATGGAGTCGTTGCCGTCCCGCACCGTGTCGCCGGCCCCGTTGGTCAGCCATTTCTCGGGCGGGGTGGCGGTCTTCTCGCCGGACTCCTTGCCGTCGTTCTCTCCCTTGTGGGAGACCGCCTCGGCCATGCCGCCCTGCTTCGCCACGTCAACGTCCCACCAGCGCCTGCCCGCAGGCCACGACTCCCACGAGGCGTCCATGTCCTTGAAGGACGCGCTCACTGTGGCGCTGCCCTTGTTGGATGCGGTGAACTGCTTCGCCACCGTCTTCTCGGTGCCGTCAATGCCACGCCAGTGCAGGGTCGCGGTGCCGTTCACGTTCTCGGTCTTCGACCCGTCGCTGGACAGGGTGATCACATCCGAGGCGTCCTTGGTGTCGCCCGCCTGGCCCGACATCTCCGCAGCCTGCGTGCTGATTCCCAGATGATATGAGGGCGGCGCGGGCTGGTACTTGTCCAAAACGATCACCACGATCGACGGCTTCGAGGAAGCCCCCACATTACGACGCATGATCGCATCCACGCTGTTCGACGGATCATCCGAGAAACCATCAGATGTGCGGTAGCTCTGAGTACCCGCATAGTTATATGTGTTTGGCGCAACGTATTTGTTCCAGTTGTCATACCAGCCGCCGGGTAAAGAGGGCGAATAGTAACCGGTGCCGTCGTAGATGAAGCTGCGGCCTGAGATGTAGGGCACCGCGCCGACGGCGACCACTCGGCAGTCGCCGTCGCCCTCGCCGGGATGGCGCTGCCGGAAACCGGTCTCGCATTCCGTGCGGGCCTGGTCCAATGCGGTCTGCGCCTTCGTGACGCCGTTGCCCTGCAACGCGACGCCGGCATTGTTCATGGCGGCGCGCACCGAATCAAGACTCGTGGCCGGACCCCATGCGCCCGATGCGTCGTCCTTGTATTGCCAGAACTGCAACACGTCCATGTTTCCGCCCGCGCCGGGCTGGTTGCCGCCGCCACCGCCCGCGAACGCGGTCGATGCGACGACGCCGCCGGCGCCAAGCGTGGCGATCGCAGCCACCGCCGCGACACCGGCCTTCATCATCTTCCTGCCAAAGTTCAAAATGAACCTCCGTTAACCTTGTCTGTTCATCCCCTCCCCTCAAACTTTCCGGTCATGGCCCCGCCGCCTTTTTCAAGGGGTGGCGGGGCTTCCGACCGCAGGAATAACGGGAGGTAGCCGCCGGTTGGCCCGGCAGCCACCAACAAGCCTCACAGACGACACGCCGAACCACGGAGCATGGCGTCTACAAAAATCCAGGAATATTTCCCGGCAACACGGGCACACGGGAATGCGGGGACACGGGTTCACGGGGAAATGGGTTTCCTTTGCGAAATCCATGGAAAAGGCCCGTACCGGTTTCCCGATACGAGCCATAATCAGCCAATCGTCAATCAGTGATGAATCAAACCATCACTGGACGGTGGAGGGCAGCTGTTGCCGCACCCGTGGCCTCCACTGAGGTTCGGCTTCGGGGCGGAGCCGCCGGCCGGGCCGGAGCCGGACGTGGAGCCGGGGCCGGTGCCGCCCGATGTGGTGCCACGGTATGTGTTGGAGCCGGAAGCGGAGCCCCCCGTGCGCCTGTACGCGCCGCCGGGGTAGGAGGAGCCGCCGTTGTAGGCGGATTGGGCCTGCGCCTGAGCCTGGGCGGCCGCTGCGGCGGCTTGCGCATCCGCGTCCGTCTTTGCCTGGACGCTCGCGTTCACGCCGTTGATGGCATCCTCCACCGTCTTGCGCGCCCCGTCGATCTTCGCCGGATCGTTCCCGTCCTTCAGCCCGTTCGCCGCGTCGATGGCGTTCGACAATGCGTCGCGGGTGGCGTTGTCCGCGACCTTGCCGTCCGAATCCGCGAGCAGCTTCGACGCCTCGTCCAGCTTCGCCTTGAGGTTCGCCTTCGCGTCATCCAGCCTCTTTGCGGCCTTGGATTCGGTGACGGCCCTCACCGCCTTCGACAGGCTCTTCTCGTGGGTCTCGTACCAGTCGGCCTGTTCATTGAGCTTCACGGTGGCGGCATCCAGTCCTTGCGCGTCTTCGGCCACGCAGCCCTCGTATTCGGGTGCCATGGCCTTGAGCTCCTTGCCCAAGGATTCGACGGTCTTCGAGTCCTTGACCTGTTCGGCCTTGACGGCGGCGGCATCGGCGGCATCGCCGTTGAGCAGCGCGTTGTATTCGTTGGCATTGCTGCGCACGGTGTCGGCGGCGGTGGCGCACGCCTCCCTGGCCTCGGCGAGCTTCGCGCCGCTGTAAGCGTTCCAGCCGATGATGCCGGCCGCGACCAGAATCACCGCGCAGACGGCCGCGATCAGGGGCGGCAGCCACTTCGGACGTTTCCTTCCATCCTTGCCTGGCTCCGTGATGTTCTCGGCGGGTGTTTCGACGGGTTCGAGGATTTCCGTCTTGTCGTTCTCGTTCATCATTGTTCTCCTTGCACTGATACCACTTTATTGATCTGCCGGGATACCCGCGTTGGATTGCAGCGTTTCCCGCGCGATGTCGAGTAGCCGCTCGTCGATGTCATCCGCCATCACCCACTCCTTCTTCCGTCTTGCTTCGCCTCGGCCCTTGCGTCCGCCGCGTCGAGGGGCGGGCAGTCGCGTTCGATCCATGCCGTGAGCATGCCGCGGATGGTGGTGCCGCGCCGCACGGCCTCGGCCTTGAACCTTTTCTTGAGCATGGGGTCGAGCTCCACCGTGATCTTGGGCAGCTTGACCGGTTTCCGATAGTCCGTGAGGGTCGATGCCAGCATGTTCCTCGCGGCCATCGGCTTGTTGATCTCCATGATGTTGTTCCTTTCCGTATCCCCCGTGTCCACGGGTTTGCGTGGACACGGGTTTCCGGGTTTCCGGTTCTGCGGGTGTCAGGCGTTGAATGCGTCGCTGAGTTCCTTGGCGATGAGCCCGTAGCCCGAGGCGGACGGGAACCGGCCCCCGTCCGGCGCGAGGCGCATGGCCTCCTTGTACGGGATGGTCTCCCTGCAATGGGCCAGTCCGTTCTCGGCCAGGAACTCCTCGGCGTGCCTGAGGCTGCGCGTGCCGTAGCGGGTCTGGGTCAGCAGCACCGAGGAGGGCTTGTTGATCTGCCGGATGGTCTCCAGCATGCGTTCCAGGTCGATGGGGCCGGTGGTGGTGACGAGCAGCACGAGGTCGGCCGCGTCCACCGCCGCCTCCACCAGATCGGTCTGCAAGGGAGGCGTGTCGATCAGCACCCATTCCTCCTCGGCGGGCGCGGCGACGGTGAACCGGTTGACGACCTCCACCCCGAAGGGCAGTGGGCGGCCGGCCGATAGGGCCTTGTGCGCCCACAGGGTCGCCGCGCCGGACGGGTCGGCGTCGCGCACCGTCACGGTATGGCCCAGTCGGGCGAGTGCTTCGGCGGTGCCGATGGCGCTGGTGGTCTTGCCGACCCCGCCCTTGAGGTTGACGAAGGCCACCGTTTTCGTGTTCGTGGTCATTGGGATTGTTCCTTTCATTCGGGTTTCCGGCTTCCCGTGTCCACGGGTGCACGGTTCCACGGTTTGCCGCGTATACGGGTTTCCGGAATGGTTCGTCCTTATGGGGCCGGACCGGTTATCTGTATCGGATTGTCTTCAGAAGAGGGTGTCCTGCAAGGGCGGGGTGCGTGTGGCGGCGGCCGGGGCCTTCGCCTTGCCGGTCGAGCGTGTGGTGGCGCGCCATCGTTGCTGGCGTGCGTTGCGCTGCTCGGTCTTGCGGCGTTTGCATTCGCGTTCGCGTGCCGCCGCCACGATCTCGGGGTTCTCGCGGATGTACCGGGCGAGCCGCCGTTCGGCGGTCGGGTCGTCGGGGTCGAACCGGAATCCGGCCTCCTGCGCGGTCTTCAGCACCTGGCGTCGGGCGCGCAGGGGCAGTCCGCCGTAGATGCCGTACTGGTCCCGGACCATGATGCCGAACGCGAGGCATTCGGCCCTGACCGGGCAGGCCTCGCAGATCCGCACCGCCGCACGGCGCAGATCGTATTGGGTTCGCCGGTTGGGCAGGTCGTCGGGCCCCCACATGCGGTCCGACCACGAGTCGGGGAAATCCGCGCATTCTCCCTTCAGGAACATGCCGGCACCTCCTTCGGCCCACGGCCGCCGATGAAGCCGAAACGGACGGATGCCGGCCCGGTCTCGGCCGGCTTCCGCCGCCCGAAGCCGTCGTCCTCCTCCCTGGATTCCGCGTCCAGGAAGGCGCGGCCCGCCCGCAATGCCTCCAGCACGGCATCGCGTTCGCCTTCTGCGTCGTTCGCGGGGACGCGCTTCAACATCCGACGCAGGGTGCGCGGTGCCTCGAACCCGTCGTTGCCCGCATCGAAGTCGTAGGGGGCGAGCAGTCGCCTCGTCCGGCGGTCCAGGTTGTCGGGGATGCCGTAGTTCGGCGCCTTCGGCGTGGATTCCGCGCTCGGTGGCTGCGCCGTTTCGCCCTTGTCGGCGATGACGCCGTGTTCGGCGAGCAGGCGACGCCCGTGGGGGTCGTCGGCCATCTGGAGGCATACCTGGTCCCAGTGCCGTGCGAGGGAGCGGGGGCCGGTGAGCGTGCGACGCCAGAAACCGTCATACGGCTTGCCGGAAGCGTCGCCCTTGTCGGTCTTGGAAGGCGGCAGCGACGCCCATTCGGCCACGGCCAGCACCAGTGGCATGCCGTGGCGGGCGATCAGCCGTCGGGCGGCGTCGAGTTCGCGTTTGCCGGGCCGGGCCAACGGTTCGGGAACCGGCATCGGCGGCAAGGCTCGCATCCCGTCCGCCATCGTGCGGCACACCGCCTCCGCGTCGGAACCAGCCCCGGCGGATTCGCTGCTTGGGGGTTCGGCTCCGGCGGCGTCGGCCCATGAACCGTCCTCGCGGATTCCGTCATCGTCCGGGGAGGTCTCTCCGCTTGCGGGGAGATGCCCCGTAGGGGCAGAGGGGTTATTACGTACTAGGGACGTACTGTGGCTCACCAGGTGAGCTGGGGGTGGGGTCACAGCTGTGAACCGTGGTTCACCCGTGAGCTGGGGTTTCCCCGTGTCCCCGTCGCCATAACCACGGTCCACATGTGAGCCGGGGTTTCCCTTCGCCCTGTTTTCCGCGGAAGGCCGTCCACCTCGGGTCGAGTCGATGTCGTTCGAGTCGAAGAAGTCGGGGTCGAGCTCCAGACGGTTCCCCAGGCACAGATCCCACACGACGGGCCGGTGCCACTCGCTGAAATGCCCGGCCTGGCGTTGGTCGCCGCGACGGATCAGCCCGTTCGCTTCCAGCCATGACAGGTGGCGTTTGACCGTGCTCACGCTGCACTTGCACCACGCGGCCAGCTTCCTGTGCGTCGGATGCGCGTTGCGCCCCTCGTCGTCGGCCACGTTCGCCAGACACATCAGCACGCGCGCGGCACCGTTATGCCTGGCGTCCACGGGCGCGAACCTGAGCGCCCAATCGACCGCGTTCACGCTCATGCGGCACCCCCTCGGCGGGAGTCTTGCAGACGTGCGCGCAGCATGGGCACGCGCGGCACGGGAACGTCGAGCATCATCGACAGGTAGAAGTCGTGGCTGCCGTCCGACGGGCAGGCCTCCAACAGGCCCGAAACGGACCCACGGGCCGGGAAGCCGCCATGACGACCGGCACGCTCAAGCGTTTCATGCGCTCTCATGGCTCTCCCCACTCACGGACCCGGCCGACTCCTCACGCCAACGGGCCTCAAGCATGTCGCGGCGCGTGGCCGCGCGGCACAGGGCGAACGTCAGCAGACAGAACGCGGCGAAAACGAAAACGACGGCGATCACGAGTATGAGGTGCATCATCGGCCCGCCCCCATCGATCGCGCGAGGGAGGCCAGCAGACGGACCACGAGAAGCACGATGCCGACGGCCAGACGCAGGAACGGCAACAGCAGACCGAAACAGGCCACCGCAAGCACCACGAACAGCAGGATCACCGATTCCACCACTCATCACCCCCGCTCACCGAAGGATGCCTGAGCATCGAGAACACCGCGTCATCGCCGCTGAGGGACTCCACGTCGCGCATCAACGCGTCGATCTCGTCGGACACCATGCCCGCACCGGCCTCGTAGCCGCGATTGAACACGCAATCCGACGGACCGCCATGGATCAGGCCACGGTTCACCATCCGAGCCGACGACGAAGCGTTCCGCACGTCACGAAGAGCGTCACGCCGGCCGATCAGATAGGCGACCGCCATGACCTCCCCCACGGTCATCGACGCATCCACGGACAGGGACAACAGGGACATATAGTCCCGGAAATTCGAGCGCTCCTCGTTATCGAGGGAACGCGCGCCAACGGTCATGGTCATCGTCTCACCTCCGCATGAAGGGACCAGAAAGCAAAATCCCAGGCATCACGCGAGTTACGGTCGCACCAGCAACCCACACAAGCCAGGCCGCAGGCCACCGGCACCAAAGCGAATCCCGGCAGAAGCAGATTCCTCGCGGCAAGCAGAATCGCCAGAAAAACCACGCACGACAACGCGGCCAGCGTCCAAGCGGCAAGACCCGCCAGCTCGTAGCGCCGGGCAGAACGCTGCCAATACAGGGATTCGGAAAATGTAGACGCCATGCACCGCGAACCATTCACGGGGGCGTTACCATCAAAATCAGAAGTCGGCACAGCGACTTCGGTTACACTAGACATTTGTGCAGCCTCCATAATCTAAAAGGCAATGCGAACGATTCACTGTCGCCAAACACCGGATCGTCCGACATTGGATGTGTTGCATACGCCCGGTTTCGATGCTCCAAATCGAGACTGGGCTTTTCCTTTATCAGACAGACACCTCCTCGTGATCACGAACAGATTCAGCAAACTTGGCTTCATAGGGAACCAAGTCCTGAACAAAATCTGACGAGAGACCGTAAACATCTCGTAGACGGCGACAATCGTCGAATTGCCAGCAGGTCTTCAGGTTGACCTTCTGGCTGATGCTTGGCTGAGATTGATTCAGCTGCTTAGCGAGCTGGGCATACGATATGCCATGCTCTCTGAGCCATCGCTTCATATTCGACATATTAGCTTCCTTCAACTGCTTAGCTTATCTAAGCAGAACCATACTACTTAGCTTGACTAAGCGCAAACGAAGCCCTATACTGCGTGTTAAGACTATTATCCTTAGCAATTTAGGGGAGAATATTATGACGATGGTTGACCCCGTACTCGTCGCCAGCCAGTTTGACGAGGATGAAGCAGAGGCAATTCTGCGATACAACATCCGCAAGTATTTAAAGGCAAATCGAGTATCCCAGAACTCCCTTATGGATGTGCTCAACATCACATCAGGAGCTGTCTCTCAGCTCATGACAGGCCGCACGCATTTCAAATATGGACAAGTTGCAGCAATTGCCAACTATTTGCATGTGTCTATGGACGATCTTTCAAACGCGACACAGTTCAATGAGGATAGAAACTTCCTTGAGCGCATGAAGAAAGAATACTCAGGCAGCAAAAAGGCCTCGAATCAATCCGAGGCCTTCAATGAGCTCCTGCGGCTGGGCTTGAACCAGCGACCGTCCGATTAACAGTCGGATGCTCTGCCAACTGAGCTACGCAGGAATATTTAGTTTTC